GTATTTTGGAAAGAACACCCATGTATGATTTAAATACAAATGCTTATTAAGTCATTCTCTATTCTTAGAATAGAGAATGGCATTTAAATTAAAAACAGGCAAAACCATGAATAAAATTCTTGCAGGTGCAGGATTAGCAACATTAGGTACTGTAATACTTGGTGCAGTCGCACCATCATTAGCAGGTTCTACAATGGGTAAAGCACTAACCACGGCAGCAGCTTTTGGTGTTGGTGGAATTGAATCAGCCGCAGGTGCAATAGCCACAAGTTTCATGGGTAATAGTTTAACAGCCTTTACTGGTGCAAACGCAGAAGGTAACGTTCAGGTGGAGAGCCTTTAAAATGGCAGTTCCACTTATGAGAAGTTACACGACAACGGGTGCAGCACTTAACGTTTTTACGCCTTCCACAGATGACGTAACAGGTCTCACTATCCAGCAGTTGAACAGGTCAAACGTAATTCTTGACTGCGTGAATAATCCAGACCCACCAGGTGCTGCAGCATATCAAACAAATGTTTTAGTTAACGGTATTCAATCAGGAGTATCAAATTTTTCAGTAGCATCAAGTGCAGCCTCAGCCGGTAGGGTCGTATTCGGAAATATACCTGTTACAGTATCGGGTCAGGCTGGCGGAAAACAATTAAGTTATCAATCTGCTCAGGTCGCCACTGGGGGCGGAATTGCAGCTTATTCATTTTTGATAAAATACGCTAACTTGTTTTAGGGGGCTTTAATGCCACAAAATATTCTAGGGTATGTTGTAAATGTTTTACCAAAAGACCCAACAGTTCCTAGTACTTATGTTGCTGACATTGTCGCAGCCGGTGCAACAACTACCATTGAGTACCCTGCACAATATAGAGCAATGGCAATTTCAGTTGCAATAAAAAACCAGGACACTGTAAACGCTTGTCAATTTTCTGTAAACGGTCAACCCTTAGTTGCATTGTCTGCAGGTGCAGACCAAAACATAAACGAACAGAATATTGTAAGAGTAAGAGTACAGGCTGGTGCTGCAGGTGCGGTTCATGTACTTGCACAGGTCACACCAATGTATTATAATACAGAAGCGCAACGATTTAGAACGGTGTCACAATAATGGGTTTTAGTGGTGGCGGCTCAAATATTTTAAAGCCTCATACTCATTCCGCTGCGATTTTGCAAGATGGTGGTGAACTTGCGTTTAATAATATTACACAGGCAGGATTAACAGCGGGTGACATGACGTATTCTAACGGTACAGCATTACAACGAATTCCAATCGGTACAGCTAACCAGGCACTAATTTCATCGGGCGGTGTTCCAACCTGGGCAAATTTGGATATTGACCAGTTGTATTTGGCTTTACAGAATTATTCAAAAAGTTTTGAGACTGGATTCCAATCTGGAAGTGTAACAGCAAACATTCCAACAGGTAGTTCCTGGACATTTCAAACTGTAGCAGGTACAATTACTAACACAATGGTTGATGGAACTGCAGGTGGATTTAGGATGACGTGTGACAATGTCGGAGCAACTCGTGGAGGATTAAGTAATAATGACATTAGAAATTTTAGTGCTACAGATTCAACAGTCTATGGTATTTTTAGTTTTGATAATACAGCTACATTTGTTACAAGTGGTTTATCCTCAAATGTAAATACAAATACTTCCAGTACAGAATACGCTGCAGTTAATCTTGATACCTTACTAACTAATGTGGCCTTAGCATCATGTGACGGTACTACACTTTCAAAAACAGAAACCGACATTGCACGAAGTACCAACCCCGTAGTTTATCGTTTAGTTTTAGGTGCTGCAAATTTAAAATTATATTTGTACATTTCAAACGCATGGGTGTTAAAGGTCACAAAGACAACTAACAGACCCACTGCAGCACTACAACCTAACATGTTTATTCAAAATAGAACTGGTGGGTCAACACGCTTTGCAACATTTCAATATTTTAGGGTGGTAAATAATGCTGTCCTGTAAATTAAAATATAGTGGTCTCAATCCAGAGACTTATGACCCACCACAGAATATTGATATTGTTTGGCATGATGAAAAAAGCTGTACAGTATATTATGAAACTGAAGCACAACTTCAACAAGTAAAAAAAGAATTATCGGCTTATTGAAAAAAATATTTTTCACCTTTACAACTAGGGCATGTTTCCGTTGTATTGTAAATGGGGTCAATTTTATTTGAGTTTGATTGGAAGTCTACGGTTCTAATAATTCCATGCGGTTTACCTGTTACGGTATCTGCACAGGTCTTACAAGCTTTGTACTGCTTCAGTTTCAGTTCCAGGTTCGGTCTTCTTACTACTGGCAGTGTTTGCGGATTTAATCTTTTCATATACCTTTTCTATTAATGCGGGGTCTTTCTTAACTGCTTCTTCAACTTGCGGAATTAAGAAGGATGCTGCCTTGCGATACTTTGGTGGGATTAACTGACTGATGACATCGCCGAGACCGCTGTTCTGCATGTCCTTGTCTGTTATTGTTGTAAGACCATCTTGTTGTTTTGTGTTAATCACCTTTAATCTCATAATTTCTTTTCTGTAACCGGCTGCTTCTTCTTTCTTACTTTCTGCTAAATACTTAATATCATTCTCAAAGTCTTTGATACGCTGCCGGGAATGCTTGTTAATACTAGACCTACCCCTAGCAATGAAAACACAGGATAAGCCACCACATAAACTCGCCACCAAGATAAGTGCTGCAGATAAAATTTGGATTTCCATCTCATAAATTAAAGATAATTAGTATGTTGTAAGTGTTATTATTCTTCATTAAGGTGGGTAAAAGGTCAAAAAAGGTCAGAGAAGCTAAGAAAAACTGACTAAAACACACAATACACTATTGAAATAATGACTGTATATCCTCAAAAATAAGCAATGTATGCACCTAGGGCATACCATATGGGCTGGGTGGTGGGAGAAACACCGATTTATTATATGTACGTTGTCAAAAAAAATAATATATATTATTTTATACTAGTAGGTGTATTGTTGACTATGTTTAATCCCGATTATGTTACACCCCTGGAAAGAAAAAGACGATTAAAGGCTGCACAAAAGGAGACGAAGGTTGCTAAGACTATATCAATTCCAATTAGTTATTGGGCTTTGTTAGATGAGATTAAAACCAAACTTGGAAAGAAAAACGCCAATGAGACTTTGTTATACTGCATTGAGCAGATTGGCGTGGAACTGGAGCTAGAAACATGACTTTTGAGTTATCAAAAGAAACTGCAGGTCTGCAGTATGAAGTAGAAGCAGTAACCAACCAGCATGTAGTAAAGACTACAAACTGTGCCAAGTGTGGCAAATTTAAAAAACAAAATACTAAATCAGTATATTGTAAAAAATGTTTAGGGTTTTAAAAGGGGAGAAATACATTTGGCAATAAAAAAAGGTAGAAAATTATTATACATTAATTGGGATAAAGTATTCAACCATTTAAGAGATTGTAAAATTTGTCAAAGTAAACAACCCTGCGATTTTAAAACCCTTAGTAATGTAGTTTGGGAACATATGTCATGTAAGTGTAAAATATGTAAATTAACTAGAAATTCCACGCAGAATCTGACTTTTTACGCCTAGAAACACGCTTTTTTAGACCAGTATAGGCTCTACGTGCTGTTTTTCTCTTTTGTCCTTTTCTTGTTGACTTAGATTTTTTTCGTTTAGTCTTTTTCTTGGTTCCTCTAAGCCTGCGCATTTTTGCGCCCCAGGCTTTAGCAGCCTTTGAACCTTTCTTCAAGTAACGGAAACCCCGCGAGATGAATAATATGATTTAGCAGCTGCGCTTAATGATGGCACACTGCGTGAAGTTCCCGAAGACCAGGTGATTGTACTAGATGTAGTATTGCCACCTTCACTTTGAGCTACTGCACTGCTATTTGCAGCACCAGAAACGTTTGTATTTTGAACTTCGGATGGTAAATTAATTAAATTTTTAACTTCCCAAATCGGTTTAAGCAGGCCAGCTAAGCCAGAACCAACACCAGTACCTAAATCACTAGCACCACTGCCCAAACTGGATAAGGTAGACCCGATGGATGCACCAGTTTCTCCAATAGCACCCGCAGTTAAAGTAGCGGATGCTGGGCGGGTTAAAGCGTTACCTAGAAAGATAACGCCAACACCAAGGGCTAATAAGGGAAGTATTTTGGAAAGAACACCCATGTATGATTTAAATACAAATGCTTATTAAGTCATTCTCTATTCTTAGAATAGAGAATGGCATTTAAATTAAAAACAGGCAAAACCATGAATAAAATTCTTGCAGGTGCAGGATTAGCAACATT